TAGGTAGAGCTGTCAATACACTCAATGACCAAATTACTGGTGGATATTCTGTTCTGGGCGAAGTTGATCATCCAGAAGGACTCAACATAAACTTAGATCGTGTAAGCCATATGATCACAGAGATGTGGATGGATGGCCCAAACGGTTACGGGAAACTTAAGATATTACCTACGCCGATGGGACAACTAGTTTCGACAATGCTGGAAAGCGGAGTCAAACTAGGCGTTTCATCACGTGGTAGCGGTAACGTCACAGAGGACGGAACCGGACAAGTAAGTGACTATGAAATCATTACGGTGGATGTAGTTGCTCAACCCAGTGCTCCAGGGGCATACCCTACCCCAATATACGAGCATTTACTCAATACTCGAGGGGGGTATAAGGCAATGAACCTGGCACGTGAGCTAGAAGGCGACACAAAGGCGCAGAACTATTTAAAGAATTCTTTGGTGAATATCATCAAAGGGCTCCAGTAATAAGGAGAATATAATGTTGGACGCACTGAAATCACTCTTTGAAAACAATGTAATTTCTGAAGAGATCAGAGCTGAAATTCAAGAAGCATGGGACAAGAAAGTTACGGAAACGAAACTTACTGTTACTGCTGAACTTCGCGAGGAGTTCGCTTCTAAATATGAACACGATAAAGCACAAATGGTTGAAGCAATCGATTCTATGGTGAGCGAGAAACTAGCGGAAGAGATTTCCGAATTCACTGACGATCGCAAAAATTTAGCAGAAGCAAGAGCAAAATATGTTATTGCTATGCGTGAAAACGCAAACTTGTTAAAAGAGTTTGTGATGCAGTCATTGAAGAAAGAAGTAACTGAATTACACGAAGACCAAAAAGTTATGGCTAATAAATTTGGCAAACTTGAGGAATTTGTGGTTGACGCTTTGGCAAAAGAAATTGCAGAGTTCCACGAAGATAAGAAAGACTTGGCTGAAACTAAGGTAAAACTTGTACGTGAAGCTAAGAAACATCTTAACAAAGTTAAATCAACATTTGTTGAGAAGAGTGCTAAATTAGTATCAGATGTAGTTGGAAAAGGACTTAAAAAAGAAATTGGACAACTTAAAGAAGATATTGATTCTGCACGTAAAAATGATTTTGGTCGCAAAATTTTCGAAACATTCGCTAATGAATATTCGAACAGCTACTTAAATGAGAAATCAGAAACTGCTAAACTAATGAAAGTTGTTGATCTTAAAGATGGACAAATTAAAGAAGTTAAAGCAGAAGTAGATGCAAAATCAAAAGCAATCGCAGAGAAAAATGCAGAAATTTCTAAAATTTCTGATGCGGCTAAGAGAAAAGATGTCATGTCTGAACTAACTGCTCCTTTGAGCAAAGAACAGCGTGAAATTATGAACGACTTACTGGAAAGTGTACAAACAGACAAATTGCAAAAACAATTTGACAAGTATATGCCGGCGGTTATCGACGGGAAAACTCCAGCAAAGAAGAAGGCAACATTAACAGAATCAGAGGCAAGACAAGTAGCAATAACAGGCAACAAAGAAGAATCTAACGTTAGTAGTGTAAGCTCGGAAGCAACAAGTAATATTGTTGACATTCGAAGACTTGCAGGATTGAATTAAGGAGAAAACAATGTCAGAACTACTAGAAAATCGCTGGCAGGATACCAAAACCGCTCTTTTAGAAGGCCTTAACGGTAACAAGAAAGCAGTGATGGCAAGTACTCTTGAAAACACACGCAAGTGGTTGAATGAGACTGCTACCGCTGGATCTACATCAGCAGGTAATGTTGCAACTCTTAACAGAGTTATCCTTCCGGTAATAAGACGGGTTATGCCGACTGTAATAGCTAATGAATTGGTTGGAGTACAACCAATGACTGGCCCAGTTGGACAGATCCATACATTAAGAGTTCGTTATGCAGATTCGTCTGATGGTAACGAAGTAGGTGAAGAAGCACTTTCACCATTTAAGATTGCGGCGGCTTACGCAGGTAATGCCACAGACGCTACACCAGGAGGAGCCTCAACGGCTGTTCTTGAAGGTGACGCTGGCAAACGCTTGAGCATCCAAATCTTAAAACAAACTGTCGAAGCAAAGACTAGAAAGCTATCAGCTCGCTGGACTTTTGAATCGGCACAAGATGCACAAGCACAGCAAGGCATCGACATCGAAGCAGAAATTATGGCGGCATTAGCCCAAGAAATTACTGCTGAAATCGATCAAGAAGTTCTTGCATCTTTACGTGCTTTAGCAGGTACTCAGAACCAACAAGCATACGATCAAAATGCTGTTAGTGGTACTGCAACATTCGTCGGTGACGAACACGCGGCTTTGGCTGTAATGGTTAACCGTGTTGCAAACACTATCGCTCAGCGTACACGTCGTGGTGCTGGTAACTGGGCTGTGGTTTCACCACACGCTCTAACTGTTTTACAATCAGCTACAACTTCAGCGTTCGCAAGAACAACTGAAGGCACTTTTGAAGCTCCAACAAATACTAAATTTGTAGGAACACTTAACGGTGCAATGAAAGTATATGTTGACTCATATGCGGCTGACACTACAGCAGTACTAGTTGGTTACAAAGGAACAAGTGAAGCGGACGCTCCATCATTCTACTGCCCATACATCCCATTGATGTCAAGCGGTGTTGTGTTGGATCCAAGCACATTTGAACCAGTTGTGAGTTTCATGACTAGATACGGATATGTTGAGTTAAACAACACAGCATCTTCACTAGGTAATGCGGCTGACTACTTGGGTACAGTAACCATCGCGAACGTAACATTCTCTTAATAGAGATATTACAAGTGATTATGAAAGGGCGGCTTAGGTCGCCCTTTCTTTTCTATTTTGGATAAATTAATCCACAGAAATTTTTAAAAAAGACTTGACTTATTAATAAAAGATGTTATTATTATTATAACAATTAGGCATGACGGTGTCTGGTTGGGATTTGTGCAAGGAAGAGCCTCTTACCAGAGGGGCGAACTTGATTGTACAGGGGTGGTACCCAGGGTGGGTAGCTGAAAGGCGCTTGTCCAAATCGGCTTCACTAGCCGGGTGCGAGTTCTCCAGGTCATAGAATAGGTATCTGCGGACTGGAGTTGGAGGTGTAACCAAGTCCTCCCAAATCCACTTAATTATTACCTAAAAGCCCATAACAGTATATAAAAGCTGTTTTGGGCTTTCTCTTGATAAATATGTTTGAGTAACCGAGCCCTGCGATAGGGACTTATGGGGACACAACCCCGTAAACTTAGAACGTTTAATAGGAGAAAACAAATGGGAAGACCACTAAACAAAAGATATTTTGCAGATTTAACTGCTGGACCAACAGCAAGTGCTTCTGAAATCAAAGTAAACTTTCATAACGGAACGGCAGTAAAAGAAGGACACATTATTAGGCAAAAAGGATCTAAAAGATTCATAGTTGCTGAAACTGGTACTCCTGATGTTGAAGTTACGTGTACACTAAAAACTGGCATATTACCAGCGGCTTTAAGTGCTGGCGAAATGTCAATTTCAGCTTTAGGCAGTGATGCAGAAGTTTATGGAGTTAGCAAAATTGCTGGCCATAAAGTTACACTTGCACAACCAAGTGCAACTGGATCTAATGCACTAGACGGTGAATCACAAGCATGGCAAATGGGATCAGCCGCATCTTCAGGCGTAGTTAGAATTGAAGAAGCAGGCGACGACGATGTTGCCGCAGGTGCTGATGACGACGACTTTACTGATGATGCATAAACACTAGTTTTTAGGATTGAATTAACTAGAATTGGAAGCCCGGACTATGTTCGGGCTTTCTCTTTTAATGATAAATACTAGTAATAAGGAGAATAAAATGGGAAGACCAGTAAATAAACGATACTTTGGAGAAGGCAATGGAAAGCTCCAAGTAACACGCCATTTTTTCACCGACGAAGGATCAGAGGCATCAACAAAGTGTTGGATTTTAGCACAACGTTCTGTAAATAAATTTAAAGTATCAAATGGTACACATACAGAGATTTTAGAATTAGTTAACAAATCCGCAGGTACATTAGTGGCTGGGGAAATGTCAATAGACGGAGTACTAGATGATTCAACAGTTGTACAAGTTACAAAAATTTGGAACAATAATGTTCAGTACGAAGGTACAACACG